ATCATTGCTTGCGCTTGTTCAGGCGTTGTCCCTTCTGGCACTTCATAGCGTGCCACCCTACCATCGGGCATTTGAAAGCGTGCTATTGGCATAGTTTATTGTTTCTCAAAACCAAGGAATTTTGGACCTGCACCACCCGGCATAGTAGCACCACCACCGCCCACAGTTTTAGATAACGCGTCTCGTAAATAGTTATTAAAATCTGTTTGTTGTTTTTGCGGATTTTTTTGGTATTCAAGCATCAACATTGGATTAGCTGCTACATCAGCTTTCATTTTGTTTACCGCGTTATCATACGCAACATTATAGGGGTCTTTGTTACCCCCGTAAGCGCCGGCCATAATTTTATGGCCTGCTAAATTTGCGGCGTTACGTTCTCTACCCCGTTGAGTTTCCATTCCTTGTTCGTAACGTACTTGCTTATCTCTTTCTTGCAGCTCTGCTTGTTTATTAAATATTGACGTTGCTTGCGGAACAGTAATTTGCAATGCTTTTGATATTGCGTCAATGCTAAGTTCTTTGGATTTAATTTTGTGTCCAAGAATACTATTTTCCAACGCTTCGGCTCGATCAAAGTCTCTATCTGCTTTAGCACTACGCGCTTCGTCAATCATAGCAAACGCTTTTTGGCGCTCCTTAGCCGCGGCTTTTAAATCTTTCATAGCACCCATGTATTGCTTGGTGCCAACCATTGCACCCTCAGCAATGTTTTGTAGTGCGTGCCGTGAACCGCCAGCGGCAATACCCAGACCAGCATTAACCAACGCCATTTGAAACGCATCTTTTTTATCTTGTTCAGCGTTTTGTTCTTCGCTTCTTAAAGTGCGTTCGTATTCTTTGTACGGTGTTTGTTGTGGTCGTCTTTCAAATCGTGCGCGTGCATCCGTAGCGCCTTTTTCAAGTATTCCGCCAAGTTCATTAGCACCGCTAGTTAATTTATCAACACCAAAAGTAGTGTTAATTTCAGCGCCTATATCTTTTATTGGCTGCGCTTTATATGGTTCTAACGTAGGTTCTTTGCCTAGCGTTGCTATGCCCGTTTTTGTTTCGCTGGCACCTGCCCCTGTTCCACGTTTTACTTCTGTTGCAAGAGGTGGTGGCGGTGTTGTGCCGGGCGGAATAAAACCCGGATTGGCGTTTTCTGCGGTAACAGCTTGTCCTGCTGTTGGGTCAACAGCTCTAGGTTTTGCATCGCTAGGATAAGGTTTAGACTCCGTAGCAATACGTTTTGCTTTGCTGATAGGATACGGTTTAGATTTACCTTCTTTCTTTCTTTTTCTTTCTGCTTCTTTGTCGTCTTCCGTTTCAGGAGCGTTAAAAAGTTTTTTAGCGCCTTTAAACAACAAGTTGCCAACATTACCCATTTGTTCACTGTACGACGTTGGAGGGCGATCGCTAACGTATTCATCATCAATTAAACCAGCTTCTGCATAGCCCGGCACGTAACCACCATCGTCAAACGCAATGATGCCGCCATTGGCTGCACTCATAGTCTGCATGTTAGGTGCTGGTAGCCGACCGATGCCTGTGTTCTCAGGCAAAGAACCTTGTTGTTGCTGCTGCATAGCCATCATGGCATTGTCAGGCAGCATGCCGTTTCTTTCTTCTTCCCCTTCTTGCGCTAGCTTTTCACGTACGCTAACTGTTGATTGTTTTTGTTTTGCTTGTTCCGCTTTTGCAGCTATTTCCATAGGGCCTTTAATTTCAAAAGCCGCCATAGCTGCAAGCATAGGAATGGACTTGTCTTGTCCACGCATAACAGCCTGTAGCTTTGCTACAGGGTAGCCCATCGCTACTTTGAAATACTGGTTAATGTTTGGCATGCCTATCATATTAGCCTCGCGCTCTCTGCATTGCGTTGTACATTGCTAGCTCACCTAGACCCGGATAGCCCTGCTCCATGCGGTCTTCTTCAATCATACCGCCGCCAGCTTTACCTGCACCAAACAAACCATACCCTGCTAAACCTAAACCTGCTGCTTGCGACAACATTGAAGGCGGCGCTGCGTACATAGACTGCGTAGTTTGTGTTGGCACGCCTTTAATCATTTCGTTTGCAAACGCAATCTGCTGGTACGGGTACTGTTTTTGCGTCAGGAAGTCCTGATAATCTTGTGACAATCGTTGCTGGTTCATGGCTTGTCGTTGAGCCCCAGCTGCATTTTGCGCGTTGATAATGTCTGCTTGCTGTTGGAATTGTTGACCGCCAAGCTGACCAAGTTGACCTGCCGCTTGTAGTTGCGTCTGTAATCCTTGCAAACCAAGACCAGCACCATACTGGCGTGACTGTTCTGTTTGCTGTTGAGCTTGTAGCGCACGTTGTTGTTCATTACCGTATAAGTTTTGCGCTTGCTCATAAGCTGCTTGCTGCCCTTTTTGTTGAATGTCGCCTTGCATTTGCGCCAGATTACGTTGGCGTTCTGCTTCAACAATAGCCGAACGAGAACCACCAAATGCGCCTTGAGTTACAGCCTGCGCTTGGTTCTGGTTTCTTTGTATATCTGATGCACGAGCCGCTTCACGGTTCTGTATGTCAATGACGTTTTGCGTATAAGGCGACATGTACTGCCCTGCTACGCCCGGCTGAGTAAATGAGCCTGTCTGCGCCAACATGGGGTTGTATTCAATATTACCGGCTTTTAAACCTGCAGACGAAGCATATTGCGTAGCAGGTCCAAGTTGTTGCGATGGACTCATGTTAGCAACGGATTGCTGTGCAGTTAGTTGAAGTGGGTCAAAACCGGCAATACGCTGCCCTTGGTATGCTTGGTAGGGAGACTTTGCTTGAACTAAAGCGTTTTCAACCGTTTCTCTAACGTACGGTTTTGCCCAATCTGGGTATGACAGGTTGGTAACTGTTTGGCTTGATGGCTGGGATTGGCTAGGGCCGCTGTCATACAGCTTGATTTTGCCGCCTTCTTTTTTAAACGCGCCCAAGTCACCGGGTATATACCCAGCTTCTAGCATTGCATACGATACTCGGCTCATAGTCGCCTCTACTCAAAAAATTTTTGGTACGTTACGCTCTGCGCTTCATACCCATATTTAGTTGCATGTTTTTTCCAGCCCGGTCTGCCAATAAATTCTATACCAGCACAACCCATTTCTTTTGCAAACCTAGTTGCGTACTCTTGCATCTGGTCTTCTATCTGAGCCATGTGGTTAGGCTCCATTGCTGCGTACTGTATTACTAGTAGTTGCGTTTGTGGGTACTTACGTACTTCCGTCATGAAGTGCCCGTATATCTGGTTGGTTTCTTCTTCGTACACCACCCACAGTTGCATCTCACCTGTGACAATAATACGAATTAAATCATCAACAACCACACGCCCACGACTACGAACAACAGATTCTTCTAAGTACGGCATCAAAGCTGGCAACACTTTGTAAAACATGCCGTGCGGTATCAAACTAAGTTGCAACTTCATGCGGGTAATACTTGATTCGCTTTGCTATTTACAGCTACTTTATCTTTACCTACTGTGCTTCTGCGTTTCTTCTGCACTCTGTCCATCATGGCGTACAACTGACGTGCGCCAGCTTCTGTAGAACCATTACCCAACTCAGATACTATGCGTGCGGGAATAACAAACTCACCATCAGCAAGACGGGCAGGCTGCTTGTTACCAATGGAAGCAGGAATAGAATCACTAACTCCATCGCCGGGGCCTTTGAGTAGTCGTCCGCCATCTGAGTAATCCCCCAAGTGATAACCACCACCGGCGTAACCACCATCAGCCATCGGTCTAGCTGTTTGACCAATTGGTGTATAACCCTGCGGTACATTAAACTGCATGCCTGCTTGAAGTGCAGGTGCTTTATCTGCAAGCTGTTGATACACCCCGCTAATACCCAAACGGTTAATGTTGTCTTGGTAAGGCAACGCACCTTCAATAGAAGCTTGTTGTTGCGGTTGGTTAAACGTATATCCGCCCTGCCCTGTAGTACTTTTCATTAACGGAGCTAAACCAAGCTGCTCAGCCGTTTGCTGACCACCTGTAGGCGTAGCGTTATACGCGGCAAGAAGCGCGTTCATTCGCTCTTGTGTCATGGGGTTTGCCACGTTAAGTGCCGGTACACCAGCCGCTGTTTGTTTTATATCAGGCACTAAAGGCTGCGTCATTTTTTTACTGTATTCAGGAGACGCTTTAAGTTGCGTCATGAGCTGCGATTTAGATGCACCCGAACTTAATGCCGCTTGTAGTTGTTCCCCTGTTGGTGGTTTGCCAAACACGTCTTGATAGAGTGACGATATTTGTTCTTGCGATGCAGGGCCTTCAGCAGCTATTTGAGCAGCGGACTGTTCTTTGCTAAACGCCGCTTGGTTAATTTTGTTTAAATTTTGCAAATACGCAGGGTTATTCTGCATTGCGCCACGCAACGCATTAAACGTAGTAAATTTATTAGCAGGGTCTTGGAAATACGCCAACTCCCCTTTGGTCATATCACGACCCCAATAGTATTTAGCCTGATCGTTTAAATCATCAGTACTAAATTTTGCCGCCATGTTTAACTCAGCTAAACCAGTTTTCTTGTTGGTTATAGCGTTAACTATGTCTTGATCTGAAAAGTTTTTACCAAAACCGTATTTTTTTAACTCATCCTGAGTAGGCGAACGCCCTGTAATTTCTTCAAAAATTTGACGAACATTGTCTTCTTCTTGAATTTTCTTTTTAGTATCGTATGTTGGCGCAGCTTTAAGTTCTTGGAATGACTTAGACGTGTCTGTTTCGTATTGGTTTGTTTTTGGGTTATAAACTTTGTTGTTTGTAGCAGACGTAAGCTGGTCTTTAAGTTTACTTATTTCTGTTTGTTGTGTAGCACTAAGCGCATTACCGCCCATAGGACCGCTTTGCTCTGGGTGTTCTTGAATATATTTAATTCGTGCTTGCAGATCAGCAGCGCTTTCAGTACCTGTTGCACCTTTAGCATATTGACCACGAGCAGTTATACCACTGGTAGTACGTTTAGTTTGCTCTTCCCACGTCTTTTTCTCTTCATCGTACTTAGATTTATAGTCGCTGTACGCGTTTTTAGCCGTTTCGTATTTAGCTTTTGCATCATCAATTGCTTTTTGGTTTGCTGCAGCAACACCGTCATACGCAGACAAAGCCGATTTGTACTTTTGTGCGTTAGTGACATCTGCTCTTGCTTTAGCTAACTCAGCGTTAACGCTGTTATATTCTGGCGTTTTTTTCTTGAGTTTGGAAAGGTCAGTTGATAAATCTTTAACCCTTTGCTGCGCATCACCAAAATCAATGTCTTTGTATTTCTCAGCATTAGTCAAAGCTGTTTTAAGTTTTGCAGTGTTTTTGTTTACAGCAGGTTCTTTAAATTGTCCGGGGTCTTTAACAACAGGAAGATTAGATTTAAAACCAACAGAACCACCGGGGGCAAACGCAGCTAACGACGCAATGCCGCCACCAGCCATGCCAGTATACGAACCTACGGCAGCATCTGTTGATGGGTAAATGACGTTCTGCGATATTGGGCGTTCTGCTGGCATTGCGTAGGTTGGTGTAGTTTGGCTAGCCATTGGGTAACGAGTGTTATCCCCTACCGCGTTTTGATTCATCTGCGACATGTGTTCAACCGTGCCATGTTCTTCAGGACCGGGAACCATACCACCATCAGCAGCAAAATACGTTCGCTCAGACGAACCACCGGCAGGACGTGCCGACATTTCTTGGCGGCTGTAATTAGAAGGCCAACGATTAAATACGTATGCGTCTTCTTTTTCCTTTTTGGCTTTTTCTTTTTCTTCAGGATTCATTAACGCGCTAGCCGCCGATGTAAACAAATCCATTTTGTTATTTTTTAAGAACTCTAGCCCAGCCCCGCCCTCGTTTGTAAAAATGTTTTTAAGTCCTGAACCTGCTTGAGCAAATTTGTCGCCTATGCCGCTTAACACGCTAGGCGCAGCATTTTGGCCTACTACTGCGGGGTTAGCTAGTGCATTAGTAACGGCTGGGTTGTTAGCGGCTGCAATATTACCCGCACCATAATTAGCAGCGCCAGTAGTTGCTACTTGCCCGGGTACTGTTGCTACTGCTGGGGCTGCTGCTGTTGCTACTGGTGAGGTTACACCTCCTGCCGTTTGAAACGCCGCTCCCAGATTATTATTTACAACAGGTGCAGTAGATGCAAGCGTACTAGCGCCCGTAATTCCCGGAGCCATACCAGCGCCACTAAACGCGCCCAGACCTGCCATCAAACCTTTTTTCAAACTGCCGGTCATTGCGCCTGTACCTGCGCCAACAATAGCTGCCGACATCATAGGATTGATTGCCCCGCCAGAACCTATTGTTAAAGCTGCGCCAAGTACGGTTGGCAAAATAGACGACAAAAAGCCTGCTTCTGGCAGACCTGTTTCTGGGTTGATAGTTAGGGAGCCGCCGTGCGCCATAGCCAGTTGTTGCAAACCAGCTACCTCTTTTGGGCTCATGTGGACAAGCATGGAGTCGCCGCCACGCCCGGTGGTTTGCATTTGGTTAGCTAGGTTTTGCAGGCTCATAACGCACCTTTAGAAAATTTTGTCAATAGTATCATGTGGGTAACGCCGAAACAAAGGTTAGCGTAGTCACCACTGATTGAGTAGATGGCTTCGTCGGGCTGCCAGACGCAGCATAAAAAGGTATGGTTACATTAGACTGTGTAGATGACCAATAAATAGCCACATTATCTCCAGCATTCATGGATAAAAAGTAATTCCAGCCTTTAATGTCATGCGATGGATTGCCTACAGCTTTACGAGCAGGCATACCAACTTTGCCAGTAGAACCGGGAATATCAACACCGTTTTGTTTTAACCAGATAAACACATCTTCCGGCGCATTATCAGAATTTTCTAACTGCGCACTAAACTGCAAGTTATATATACCAGCATACTCAACAGTAATGTTTGACGAATTTAACGTGACGTTGCTTGTAAAATCCGTTGTGTTCATCGTCATCAATGTTGCTGTATTTGCAGTTGTTGTTTGCGTAAGGTTGCTTGAGAATGCTCCATAAGGAACGCGCAAGTTAGACATAACAACAGAAGCATTAGCGTTTAACTGTCCTACAAAATTATCTAATGTGTTGAAGTACAAACGTAGAATGCTGTTAAGTTGGTCTGCGTACTGGCGACTGTATTCCGTTGGTGCAACTGGCAAAGCAGGTGAACGTGTCCTTGTAAGGTCAATAGATTCTGTAGTAACAATTTTAATTGTCATCTGCGTCCGTCTGTTCTAACTTCAATCCGCGGCACACCCAACTGCCACTGCGTTCCCAACGTGTCTGAACTTATCTTGAACGCCATCTGGCGACCGCGTACGCGTGTGTACACAATTTGCGTAAATTCCTGCACGTTGTAGTTTCTCTGATTTGCGTAAGATTGCTTGGACGCAACCGTTGGAGCATCAGCTACTGTGTAAGGAGCGCCGGGGTTTTGTCTTGGTCTTACTGTAAATACAGCCGAGGGTTTATCGGGTGCTGGATTGCTTGAACCGTCGAAGGTAATGTCAGGAATAATACGCCACACAAAACCATAGTTATGCCCATCACCAATATCAAAGTCAGATGACTGAATGTAAGCGTTGATAGGCAGCGTGGTGCCGTTGACTGTAGTGTCGTCGTTGCCCTTCTCGTGGTACACAACAGTGTTTTGGTAAGTTGCTGCCATTGGATAGTTACGCAACGGGCTATCTAACCACGCGCTGCGGTTTAATGTGCCGTAATACCAAACTTTATCTAAATAATTAAAGATGACGTAACGATCTATCGTTGTAGAGTTAGCCGAACAGTAGTACCACCATATCTCGCTGTAACCTTCGTTACTGCCACAAAACACTTGATAGTTCTGCTCCAAATTGATGTCGCCATACACGTACTGGCGCAAGGCGCAAGGTAGCGTTTCTACACGGCCTGTGTAAACGTAAAATTTATCTAACCCCATCCAATACACAATGTTGTTAGCCGCGCCAACAGCGTTGGGGCCCATAACGGATATGTTGTTAGACAGAATATTAAAACCCCAAACATACGGTGGCCCAAGATACTGCATGGAGTACGCCGCTGCATCGGTCAAAACAAATATTTCTTGGCGGGTTTGAACGGCTGTAACAATAGACGATCCGCTAGATAACCTATAACTACCTGCTTGATTAGTAATAGCAGGTGCCCACGTTTGGTAACTTTCTTGGTCTGACCAACGAATTAACATGGGGTCTTGTTGAGTAGACCCGTAGTCATTACAACCAAACGCAAGTACAAATCGAGAAGCATCTGAAACAAGGATTTGTGCGGCTATGCTTGGGCAGGATGTATCAGTTTGATACACGGTGTTGCTACTGTTAGCTAGTAACGTAGCGGGAATTGTAAACTGAAGAACATTCGCACCAGAATACTGCGGTATCCATAAATACAATGCACCATTACGAGGATTGATAAGTAAGTACTCACCAAAGTTAGCTTGCGACCACAAACGCAGTTGTTCGCCAACACCTTGCGCAGAAGACTGCCCCCAGCCTGTGTAAGTAACAGCGTTATAGACAATTGTGGTATTAGCATGGGTTGTAGCTATTGTGCCGTTGGCTCCTCGCGTGGCTCCTGTAAACAGCGTTGCTGTATTGCCTGTGTACGTTGCCAATTCTGAATCTATCAAAACTGTGCCAGAAGCGTTTGAAAATCCTACGGTAGACACAACCGTAATGTTGGTGTTACTTGAGTTAAGCGCGACTGCCAGCAATGTTTGCTGTACGCCGGGTACTCGGCCTCCCCATAAACCAGTACCCCAACCAGTTAAATAACTGTATGTAGCTAGTCCTACATTTATTTGATAAACAGCAGTTACTGTACCGCCGCCAGTAGCGCCGGCATTAGCCGCAGAAGAAGCTTGGATAGAATAACTGTTGAAATCAATGTACGTTATTTGGTATTCGCCGTTTAGCGTTAAACCGCCTACAGCCGTTGCACCAGAGAACGTCACAAAATCGCCAGTAATCCCACCATGTCCAACGTCTGTTACGGTTACTGTCGTGGAACCGCTAGCGGTTGTAAATGGGTTTGTTAGTACGTTTGTGTCACGTATGGGCGTGATGTCGTTATAAATGCCGCCGCTTTCTACGTAATACTTTAAGTTAGTGCCTACACCTAGCAGGTTATAACCTTGCAACGTAACCCAATTGATTAACGCACGAGCTGTGCCTTGGTAGGTGTATGACGATATAGGTTGCCAACCGCCCAGCTTTTGTGGGTAACCTGAACGAAACCGTATCTTGTCGCCATCAAACCAACCGCCTTCATTAGCAAGCGTGGTGCCTTCGCGATTGATTCCCGGCCTAAACTGTAAGAGCTGTAATGGCATTTTTACCCACCTAGGTACAAAGCGCGTTCATCTTTACGGCGGTTTTCAAGCCCTCTTAGGACTTTGCCACCGGCTTTGCAATACTTTAAAAATTCTTCGGCAGCGCCATCGTAATCGCCCCGGTTATGTTTCTGTCGCAGTGTGCTGCGCTGTAATGTTCCTAAGCCTACATTGAAGGAAAAACTAACCAAACTATCCAGCCAAGCTTGGCGGCTACCAGCAGTAGGACAATATTTAAGAACTCCGCGCTCAAAACGCTCAAGGTCTTTAGCAAGTATGGCATCCACTTCTTCCATTGTAAATGTTCGGTTCCACCCTGCTGGGCAAGGCAAACCTACCCTGTCTTCAATTTTCAGCTTGCCGTGGTTTGGGTCAATCACATGCCCAACACCTATCGTCCACAACTTAGCAGGGCATTGGTAAGGTTTAGTCCTTACCCCTTCGTGGTGGGCAATCATTTTGAGAGCCTTGGGGCTTATCATTTCCCAAACGCCCTGCCGCCGAAGTGAAACGCTATGATGCTGGCAAACAACGCCTGAGTCTCGTTATCCCAAAGCTGGTCAGCCAACGCATTAAAATCCACGCCGCTACTTATACCTTTGTACGCCAACACACCGTCAATACCAACCAGTAGAAAAAAGAAACCGTAAGTAATTACAGGACGCACACTAGCGCGTAGGTCTTTCATCCACTGGCTTGTACCTTCATTAAGGCTTGTATCGTGCGCGTAGATAGCACTCATCTCCGCTTGTTGTGCGCCAATCAAAGTTTGACGGGTGTCTGCTTCTGTTTGCGTTTTTATTTCGTCAAGCTTAATGGCTTCAATCTGTTGCTGTGCTACGTAGCCTGCGGCTGCTAGTTGTAGCTCGCGTTCTGTCTGCATCTGAGCCAGCTTTAGTTCGTGAGATTTGTCAGCGCGATCTTGGAATAAATCCAGTATCTTGGGCAGACCGCCCATCAAAAACGATACAAGCGTTGAAAGTAGTGTCAGCATTATCTTTTAGCCCTTTCTTCCATTAGTTTGATGCGAACCTGAAGGTCATGCAGGTCTTTGTAAATGTCTTCTTTTAGCTTGTGCCTAGCCTCTGCGCTTAACGGGCTGTCAGTTGGCACACCCTGTGGCGTAATCAACGCTGGCATCTGCCCTTCGATCTTAGTCAAACGCGTATTAAACGAGCCAACCTCGCCAAGCAGCCAAGCTAGGCTTGCAACCACAATAGGCACAATTGCTTTAAGTGCGTCTGACCAGTTCATTATTCCCCCTGCATTTCCATTAATATCTTAGCGCGTAACTCACGCATCTTTCGTGTTTCTTCCATTGCTTTACTAGTAGCATTAGCCATATCGCCATACATAATTGCTAGTGCTGGAATACACACAACTAGCACAAGACACACCACCAATATGGCAAAGAATATTGCCCACGAAACGTGTGACTCGTCCTTATCAGAATCATTACCCATAGAAACCAGAATATTATGAACGCGACCGCTAGAATTA